GATGCAGACTTATGTAGACGGCTTACAGCTTTTGGGTATGAAGATTGAAGAGCGCATGGAGCCATGGCCAGGTGCTTGTGGTGTCTACCACCCACTGCTTTCAGAGACACTAGTTAAGTTTCAAGCAGAGACCATCATGGAGATTTTCCCTGCTCAAGGCCCTGTTAAGACTCAAGTCATAGGGAAAGAAACCCCTGAGAAGAAACAATCCGCCGAGCGGGTTGCAGATGACATGAACTACCAGCTTACTGAGAAGATGGATGAGTTCCGCCCTGAGACTGAGCGCATGCTCTGGGGCTTAGGCTTATCGGGTAATGCGTTTAAGAAAGTCTACTACGACCCAAGCTTAGAGCGCCAAGTATCCATGTTCGTGCCAGCAGAAGACTTAATTGTCCCTTACGGCGCGTCTAGTTTAGAGCAAGCCCCTCGTGTAGCGCACGTCATGCGCAAGACCGAGAACGAGGTTCGCAAGTTGCAAGTAGCGGGCTTTTGGTTAGATGTTGACCTTGGTGAGCCGGTTGACAGCTTTGACGAAGTAGAAAAGAAGATCGCCGAAAAGATGGGCTTTAGAGCCACTACGGATGATCGTTACAAAATCTTAGAAGTACAAGTTGACCTCGACCTAGAAGGGTATGAGGACAAAGACGAGAACGGCGAGCCTACGGGTATTGCCTTGCCATATATAGTGACTATTGAGAAGTCTGGTCAGCAAGTCTTGGCGATCCGTCGTAACTGGAGACCTGAAGATGACACTAAAAAGAAACGCAATCATTTTGTTCACTACGGCTATATTCCTGGCTTCGGCTTCTACTGTTTTGGTCTTATTCATCTTATCGGTGCATTTGCTAAATCAGGTACTTCCATTCTCCGCCAGCTCGTTGATGCAGGGTCACTTTCAAACCTGCCAGGTGGCTTTAAAACCCGTGGCTTGCGAGTCAAAGGTGACGACACCCCCATTGCCCCCGGTGAATTTAGGGACGTTGATGTGCCGTCCGGATCGATCAGGGACAATATTGTTCCCTTGCCTTACAAAGAGCCCTCACTCGTACTTGCAGGTCTCTTAGATAAAATTATTGAAGAAGGTCGTCGTTTTGCTTCAGCAGCAGATCTGAACATAAGCGACATGAGCGCCCAAGCTCCCGTAGGTACAACTCTAGCAATTCTAGAACGTACCCTCAAAGTTATGTCCGCAGTACAAGCTCGCATCCACTATTCATTTAAGAAGGAGCTCTGTCTCCTGCGTGACATTATTCGTGATTACACCCCCGATGCGTATAGTTATGAGCCAGTTGAAGGCCCACGCCGTGCAAAACAAGCCGACTATGACAACGTTGATGTAATACCAGTAAGTGACCCAAATGCCGCCACAATGGCACAGAAAGTTACTCAGTATCAAGCAGCACTACAGTTAGCCCAAGGAGCCCCACAGCTCTACAACCTCCCTTACCTCCATCGCCAGATGTTGGACGTACTAGGAATTAAGAACGCTAATAAGTTAGTTAAGTTGCCAGAAGACCAAAGACCCGAAGACCCCATCTCAGAAAACCAAAACGTTCTGATGATGAAACCAGTCAAGGCGTTTTTGTACCAAGACCACCAAGCTCATATTACTGTCCATCAGGCAGCAATGCAAGATCCAAAAATTGCGAAGCTACTAGGTCAAAATCCAAATGCACAAGCGATGATGGCTGCGATGCAAGCCCATATTAATGAGCACATTGCGTACGAATACCGCAAGCAAATGGAAGAGCAAATGGGCATTACTTTACCGTTCCACCCAGACGAGGACGATGCAGACGAACGTGCCATCCCAGAAGATATGGAAGTTCAAATCTCTCAACTCGCCGCTCAAGCCTCTCAAGTTATCCTACAAAGAGACAAAACCGAAATGGCTGCTCAGCAAGCACAACAAGCTGCGCAAGACCCTATTATCCAAATGCAAATGCAAGAACTCCAAATCAAGCAAATGGAAGTGGATATTAAGAACCGTAAGCTTGCCGCAGACTCAGCTGCTAAAGCCGACCAGCTCGAGATTGAGAAGCAACGTATTGAATCACAAGAGAAAATTGCTGCTATGAATGCAACTCTTAAGTCTCAGAAAGACAAAGACGATCGCATGGCTAAGCAAGAAGAAGCAGGAGCAAGACTAGGCGTTGACCTTGCAAAAACAAAACAACAACTAGATCAGCAAAATAGGCAGTATCAACAACAATCGCAAAAACCTCAGAAAGGTAATAAATGATTGAAAAGTATCTTGATCGTGTAGTCAAACAACTAGACGAAAAAGTAGGACGGCTACAGGAAGCCGTTGGTGGCGGAGCAGCAAAAGATTTTTCCGAATACCAGAAGATGTGCGGGGAAGTGCAGGGTCTATTAACCGCTCGTCTATACATAACAGACCTTAGAAAAAACCTGGAGTCAGCAGATGACGATTGATAATTTAACCGGCTCAAACCCCGGCGTGAATTTGTTGCAAGCAGTAGATTTAACAGCATTACTACACAAAACAGAAGAAGAAAAAGGTAAACAGCTCCCTAAACCGTCTGGTTACAGGATTCTTTGTGCTATTCCCGAAGCAGAGAAAGAGCATGAAGGCGGAATCCTTAAAGCCGACGAGACTTTAAGACATGATGAACTTTTAACCACAGTGCTATTTGTTGTGGATTTAGGTCCAGATTGCTATAAAGATCCAGAACGATACCCCAACGGGCCTTGGTGTAAAAAAGGCGATTTTATTCTAGTGCGACCAAATGCAGGAACCCGCTTAGTAATTCACGGACGAGAGTTCAGAATTATTAACGATGACTCTGTTGAGGCAACAGTAGATGATCCCCGTGGTATTAAACGTAAAACTGTATAGGAGCTATAAATGAACCAAGAATACAAATTTCCTGACGAACAGGATAAAAACTTAACCGAAGATACTCTGGACATTGAGTTAGAGATCGAGGACGATACCCCCGAGAAAGACAAGGGTAAAGAGCCTATTCCCAAAGAGATGGTGGACAAGTTTGATGCCGCCGACGATGAAGAAGAGCTCGATGAGAAAGCCCAAGCCCTACGCTTAAAGCAGTATAAGAAGGTCTACCACGACGAGCGACGTGCTAAAGAAGCTGCATTTAGAGAGCAGCAAGAGGCAATCAACCTAGCCAAAAAGGTCATGGAAGAGAACAAAAGGCTTCGTGAACAGTATTCCGCAGGCGAGAAAACCTACATTGAGACCGTACAAAGCCAGGCCGACTTACAAGTCCAAGTGGCCCAACGTGCTTATAAAGAGGCTTTGGAGTCCGGAGACCCAGATCGCATTGTTGCAGCGCAAACTGAGCTAAACGACGCTGGCTATAAAGTGCAAAAGGCAAGAGACTTTAAACCTAGTACTTTACAAGAGTCAGAAAATGATGTACAAATACAACAAGTAGAGCAACAACGCCCTAAGATTGATCAAAAAACTCAGTCTTGGTTGGACCAGAATCCATGGTATGGCACTAAAAAAGCTATGTCCAGCTATGCTGTTGGGATACATGAAGAATTATTGGATGAGTACGGACAGGCAGTTGTGGGTACTGACCAATACTTTAAACGTATAGACAGAACTATGCGTGAAAAATTTCCTGAGTATTTTGATACTTTGGAAGACAAGGCCGAGCCAAATGAAGAGGTCCAGAAACCTGCTCCAAAAGCTAAGCCAAGCACAGTAGTAGCTCCGGCAACTAGAAGTACGGCCTCTAAACAGGTCAAGCTTAAAACCTCTCAGCAAGCAATTGCTAAGAAACTAGGATTAACCCCAGAGCAATACGCTCGTGAACTTATGAAATTGGAGGCCCTATAATGGCTGGCAACAATAGAATTACTCGTGAATTAGAAAGTCGTGAAGTAACAGAGCGCCCTAAACAGTGGATGCCTGCTGAACTTCTCCCTGAGCCTGATAGACAGGCTGGCTATTCCTATCGCTGGATTCGCGTTTCTACGCTAAACGCAGCTGACCCCCGCAATCTTTCCGCAAAACTGAGAGAAGGCTGGGAGCCCGTACGCTTAGAAGAGCAACCTAAATTTCAACTGTTAGCTGATCCCAATAGTCGTTATAAAGACAACATTGAGATTGGCGGGTTATTACTCTGCAAAACCACAACTGAGTTTGTTGAGCAACGGAATGCGTATTTTGCAAACCAAGCCCAAAATCAGACCGAGGCTGTAGACAATAATTTAATGCGCCAAAGTGACCCACGGATGCCACTCTTTAACGAGAGAAAATCCACGACGACCTTTGGTTCTGGTTCTTAAATCTAATTAGGAGTTTTAAATGGCTTATCCTACCGTAGCAGGCCCTTATGGGTTTCAGCCGATCAATTTGATTGGTGGTCAGGTATTTGCTGGTTCAACTCGCTTTATTCCCATCGCTTCAGGCTCTGGCACATCAATTTTCTTTGGTGATGTCGTACGTCTAAACACAGGTGGTACACTAAGCAAAGTTTCAACCACAGCTACCGCAACCGACGCAGTTGGTATTTTCTTGGGTTGTCAGTTCACAAACCCATCCACCAAGCAATTGTTGCAACAACAGTATTACCCAGCTAGCACAGTGGCTTCTGACATTCAAGCTTTTGTTTTGGATGACCCAGATGCTCTGTTCAAAGTTGCCGTAACTGCTGCTGGCGCATCGACAATTTCTGGTGTAACACAAGCAGCTATTGGTCAAAACACAGCTTTAATCTTGACCGCTGGCAGCACAACCACAGGCGACTCAAATGCGTCTGTTTCAGCAACTACCGGCGCAGGCACAGCACTTCCAATGCGCATCGTAGCCGGTATTCCTGAGACAGTTAATGCTTCGGGTTCTTTTACTGAAGTTATCGTTAAGTTTAACTTCGGTGTTCACACCTACTACAGTGCTGCTGGCGTAGCAACTGCAGCTTAATAGGAGCTTATAAATGGCTATTTCACGCGCACAACTATTAAAAGAGCTCCTCCCGGGACTGAACGCATTATTTGGTCTTGAGTATGCTCGCTATGGCGAAGAGCACAAAGAGATCTACGAAACCGAGACCTCTGAGCGTTCTTTTGAAGAAGAAACCAAGTTGTCTGGCTTTACAGCCGCTCCAGTCAAAAACGAAGGCTCTGCTATTCGTTACGACAACGGCCAAGAAGCATGGACTGCTCGTTACAACCATGAAACAATCGCAATGGGCTTCAGCTTAACTGAAGAAGCTATCGAAGATAACTTGTATGACTCCTTGTCTGCTCGTTATACTAAGGCATTAGCACGTTCCATGTCTTATACCAAGCAAGTAAAAGCGGCTGCCGTTATTAACAACGGATTCACTAACTCTGCCCAATACTACGGCGGCGACGGCGTTCCATTGTTTTCAACAGCACACCCACTGATTTCTGGTGGTACAAACAGCAACACAGTTACAACTGGCGTAGACTTGAATGAGACTTCTTTGGAAGCCGCTGTAATTCAAATCGCTGGCTGGACTGACGAGCGCGGTTTGTTAATCGCTGCAAAACCACGTAAATTGATTGTTCCACCTAACCTCATGTTCGTTGCAACTCGCTTGCTCGAGACTGAATTACGTGTTGGTACAACCGATAACGACATCAACGCCCTCAAGAACAATGGTTCTATCCCTGAAGGCTACACAGTTAACCACTTCCTAACCGATACAAACGGTTGGTATTTGTGCACTGATGTACCTAACGGCATGAAGCACTTTGTTCGTACACCACTTGCTAACAGCATGGATGGTGACTTCGACACTGGTAACGTTCGTTACAAGTCTCGTGAGCGTTACAGCTTCGGCTGGTCTGATCCACT